CTACCCTGCCTGCCGGGGGCGGGCCGAGACGAAGCGAAGCGGAGTCGAGGCAGGGGCCGCTGCCGTTCCCCGACGTTGTGACGCAGTGTGCCAGAAGGGTTCGCTGGTACTCTGGTTGGCCCGGTTGCAGGGTAGCGAGCGAGGGGGGCTCGTGTGCCGTCGTGTGGGGTTGCTACGCGGTGGGCCGAGCGGAGGGCGTCGGCGGGTCCGGTTGGTGCGCCAAAGGCTACGTGAGCGCGAGCAGGGCGTAGGTGATGCCGGTGGCGACGCCGATGCCGTAGAGGGCGGCGATGGTGAGCAGGTTTCGCATGGTGCTTGTCTTCGTGGGGCTAGTCGTCGTTGGTGCGGGGGGGGTTCGTCGAACCGGACCAGAGGGACCAGCCCCGGACGGTCTTGGCGATGTAGGCGAGGCAGAAGGCGGAGACGGCGAGGGCGGTGGCGGTGAGGGCGATGGCGGCGGTCTGGACGGCGACGGAGGCGGTGCCGCAGTCGGTGAAGACGGTGTCCATCGGTTAGTCCTCCTGTGGGCCGCCGAGGGTGTCTTCGATCTCTTGCAGGACGGTGCGGGCGGCCTCGGTCAGTCGGTCGCCGTCGCTGCGGCTGAGATGGTAGTGGGTGGCGGCCATGCGTGTCAAGCGTCCGAGGGCGGCGATGAGGATGTCGAGGCGTTCGGGTGCGGCGGCGAGTAGCTTGTCGATGCGCTCGCGGAGGAGGGCGATCTCGCGGGTGAGGTCGGTCGGGCTCATGCCGAGGGCGATCTCGTATTGGTGGAGGCGTGCGCGGTCAAGGGAGCGGGCGTAGAGGCCGGTGGTGACGGCGTTGGTGTTGCCGGGCTGGCCGCCGGGCTTACGCTTGGGCGGGCGTGGCGTTGGCCCGCTCCTGCGCGGCGATGGTCTCCAGGGCGGCGCAGATGATGCAGAGGGCGGCGACGTGGTACTGCTGGGTGGCGAGGGCGACGGGAAGCAGGGGTGCGACGGTGGTCACTTTGGTGCCGGCGCTGACGCGGGTCGTGGTGGCCATCAGGGTAGTTTCAGGACTTGGCCGGCGTGGATGGTGTAGGGGCTGCGGAGGCCGTTCAGCTTGGCGATCTGGGGCCAGCGGCCGGCGTCGCCGAGCTGGCGTAGGGCGATGCCTGAGAGGCCGTCGGCGCCGTCGCTTGCGCGGACTGTGTAGGTGCGCTGGGCCGGTGGTGGCGGTGGTGGTGGTGGTGGTGGGGTTGTGTGGCTGTGGGCCTGGGCCTCGACGGTGCGCAGGCGGGTCTCTTGTTCAGGGGTCATGCCGATGTCGTCCTCCTGGGTGGGGTGTAGGGCGATTGCTTGCGCTCCTAGGGAGCCGGACCAGTTGGGCCAGGTGTCGCCGGGGCAGGCGGTGCCGCGCCAGTAGCGGTGCGGGCGAGCAAGGACTTGGCGGCCCAGGTGGGCGTAGACGTGGGTGATGGCGTGGGCGGCAGCGTGGATGTGGGCGGGCGACGGTGGGGTGGTGGTGAAGTCGCCGGGTAGGGCGATGCTGATGGTGTGGTCGTTCTGGAGGGCGACGGCGGCGCCGTAGCGATCGAGCGGGGCGGTGACGTAGAGGCGACCGCTGGCGAAGGCGACCATCTGGTAGCCGATGGCGTCCAGGCCGCGGCTTGTGCGGTGGTAGGTATCGATGGTGCGGAGGTAGGCGATCTCGTCGGCGACGGCGGCGGTGGGGGGCAGGCCGGGGCCGGTGGTGTGGTGGATGGAGATGGCGTCTACGTTGGCGGGGTTGAGAGTGGTGTAGCGGAGGGCGTCGCCGCGCAGGGGGTCGGGCAGGAGGCGCTCGCCGCGCCAGCTGATGTCGCGTACGGGGTCAGTTGTCACGGGGCCACTGTAGCACGGGTGTAGGCGCGTTCACAATTGCGTGAGGGGGGCTGTGGTGTGATTCTGAGGGGGCTTCGCCTTGGCGTGGCGCTGGAGACCTGGGAGTGGCGGCGGTGAGGGTGAGGGCGAGGGCGTGTGCGCAGGTGATGGTTGCGCAGACGACGGCGGCGGTGTAGGCGGCGGCGATGATGTAGAGGGCGATCATGGTGCGGCCAGTGACGCCAGGAGCTCGTCGCGGGCGGTGGTGATGGCGGCCGCCAGGGCGGCGTTGGCGTCGGCTTCCTGCTGCTTGCGGAGCTGGTCGATGGCGGCGGCGAGGTCCGGGGCGATGGCGATCTCCTGCAGGTGGAGGTCGATCCACTCGGCGACGGTGAGGGCGGTGCCTGCGTTGCCGTTGTAACGGTTGACCTCGGGCTGGAGGCCGGCCAGCGCCTTGTCGCTGAGGTCGATGGTGAACTTGGGCATGTCGCTCCTTTCACGGGCGCGGGCAAGCGGTGCCCCTACGGTTAGACGAGCACGAGGACCTTGTCTCCGGCGACGAGGGCGTTGCCGGCCTTCCACTGGACCTGTCGCAGGGTGGGCGTGGCGCCTTCGGCGAGGTAGAGCGGCGTCTGGTTGGCGGTGGGCGTCCAGTTGCCGGAGCCGAGCAGGCGGAGGTAGGGCGTGGGTCCGAGCTCCAGGATGCGGGCGATGGTGCCGCCTGGCATGTCGCCGATGCGGAGGCCGTAGCGATTGGTGCCGGCGGTGATGGCCTCTACGTCGATGCCGAGGGCTGTGGCGATGGAGGCGCCGCCCTGGTTGCGGACGTAGACGCCGCGATTGGTGGTGACGGTGGGGGAGCCGCCGAGGATGAAGGCGCCGGTGGCTTCGATGGAGGCGGCGTCGGTGATGGTGCCGTTGTAGGCGAGGGCGCCCCAGCCGGTGGTGAGGCCGCGCAGGGTGGATATGACGGCGCCGCTGCCCTGGCCGGCCATGGCGAGGTAGTTGAGGCCCTGGATGTTGACGCCGGTGATGGAGGCGCTGAGGTTGAAGGCTGGTGCGCCGTAGACGCCGACGACATAGGTGGCGGTGGCGGTGATGCTGCAGGACGCGGGGTTGACGGCGAGGAGGAAATTGTCGCCGGTGAGGGCGACGCCGGTGGGGCTGACGTTGAGGTAGCGGTCGGCGGTGGGGGCGGAGGCGACGCCCATGCGGCCGGTGACCTGGGCGTCGCCGGTGAGCTTGACGTGCGGGCTGGCGGTGGCGAGGAGGATACGGCCCGTGCCGGCGGAGTCCTGTATCTGCTGGGCGGCGGCGAGCTTGAGGCCGGCGTTGAACGTCTGCAGGGCGGCGAAGGTGTTGGCGACGCTGGTGCCGGCGAAGCCGGTATGGGCGGCGCTGGCGTAGTCCAGGCTGGTGAGGGCGGGGTGGTCGGTGACGCCACCGCCGCCGCCCGAGGGCAGCGCGCCCTGGATGGTGAGGATGACGGCGTCGTCCTGGTTGGCGGGGTCCAGGAAGAGGACGGTGCATTGGCGCCCGGCCACGACGTCGGCGGCGGGGATGTCCGTCGCGACGCGGATGGCGGTGATGATGGTGGGGTGGGATCCCACGAGCTGCACGTCGGCCTTGTGGGTGCCGGCGGCGTAGGTCTTTATGATGCCCTTGGCGATGATGCGCGCGCCTGGGATGCTCTGGGGGTCGTCGCCGAAGCGCTGGGTCATAATCCGGGGGTCTCCTGATATGGCGTGGCTGGTTGGAGGGGCCTTGTCGTGGCTCTCAGGGGCTCGTTTTTCATGGCGCGCCTAGCTCGATCTGGTGGTCGTATCTGGCCTTGCCGCCGGGCCCGCGCCGGTAGAGGGTGCGGAGGGCCAGGACGCGGCGCTTGGCGGCGCTGAGGCCGTGGCGGGTGTCGGTGATGGCGATCACGTCGTTGACCTCGAGGCCGCAGTGGACGGGGGCGGTGATGATGTCGCCGCGTGTGGTCTCGATGGTCTGGCGGCGCTGCTCGGCGGCGGCGCGGGCGGTGGCGTCGGCGCCGGCGGTGAGGTAGGGGTCGGCGCGCTGGCGGGGCGCGGAGTAGAGCAGTGCGGTCTCCGCGTAGTCGATGTCTTCGGCGACGATCGTGCCGTCGGCGGCGGCGAAGATCTGTGCGTGGTTGGCGTCCTTGAGGGCGTCGGCGTACTCGGCGGCGGTGATGGGGATGTCCTCGCTGGTGAGGGGGCGGCCGTAGGTGGCGTCGGCGGTGTCGGCGGCAAGGGGTTCGTTCAGGAATAGGAACTCACCGCGGGCGAAGAGGCGGTCAGGGACGCGGTCGAGGACGCGCTTGACGGCGGTGAGGGCGGAGGTGCCGGGGGGTAGGGCGAGCGGCGGGTAGAGGTTGGCGCTGGCGGTGCTGGCGCCGCTGGAGGACAGCTCGTAGCCGACGCGGGCGAGCAGGTGCTGGAGCTGGCCGAAGACGTTCTTGGCGGTGGCGGCGAACTCGACGGCGCGGGGGAAGCGGTGGCGAGCGAGGGCGGCCCAGGGTGGTCCGAGGGTGATCTTGACAAGGGCGCGACCGCCCTCGTAGACGTGACGGAATCCCTCTACGTAGTAGGCGGGGCCGGCAGAGAACTCGGTGCCGGCGGTGGTGACGTAGCCGGGGCTGACGGTGATCCAGGCGCCCTTGGTGAGGGCGACGGCGGCGCCGCTACCTGGAACCGTGTAAGCGCCGTCGGCGTTGTCGAGGACGATCTCGGAGAGGGCGGGCGCGCCGCCCGTCTCGTGGAGGTCGGCGCTGACGACGCGGTCGCTGATGTCGGTGGCGCCGTCGGACATGGAGGCCTGGTGGACGTAGCGGGCGGTGGTGAGGAAGACCTGGGTGGCGTCGTAGGAGATGGCGACGCCGAAGGGGGCGGCGATGTTCAGGGGGACGGGCTCGCGCCAGAGGGCATCGGCGAAGGCGGCGGTGGCGGGCTGGTTGGTCTGGTGGGTGCGGTCGTAGGGGACGGTGCCGGTGAACTGTTGGCGAAAGGTGGCGCGGGCCACGTCGGGCTTGGCGGCGTAGGGGGAGCGGAAGAGGAGGCCGGCGGCGGTGACGGCGGACTGGATGACGACGCCGCTGCTCCAGGTGTTTGGGGCCTGGCTGAAGCCGTCGCCGAAGAGGTACTGACGCAGCTCCTGGACCGGGACGGCGGCGGTGGTGTCCTCATCAGTGGCGATGATGTTCCAGTCGCCGGAGTGGAAGACGGCGACTCCGTTGAAGGTGGGCGACGTGGGGCCGGCGTAGGCGGTCCAGGTGCTGCCGTTCCAGCGGTGGGCGATGAGGTCGTTGTTCGTGACGACGTTCACGACGAGGACGTTGCCGTCGGCTTTGCCGACGGCAGCGATGTTCTGGGTTCCGGCGGTGGTGAAGGCGAGGGCGAAGGCGCTCCAGGTGGCGCCGTTGTCGGTGCTGGTCGAGGCGTGTATCTCTGTTGGGACGTAGTTGTTTACGACGAAGGCCCAGAGGGTAGAGCCTGCTTTGGCGAGGGCGATGAGGTCGGCTTTGGGCGTGATTGGGAGTGTCCAGGTGGTCCAGGAGCTATAGTCGCTGCCGATGACGGGTGTGGTGACGCGCGAACGGTAGAGCGTGGTGCCGGAGAAGCGGGTGCGGATAAGGGAGCCGTCGGCGGCGACGACGGCGGCGTGGCCCTTGTCGTCCTCGGCCCCGGCGTACCACTGGGTCCAGCGCAGGCGGCGGATGCCGGCGAAGCGGTCGCTGACGATGGCGCGGAGGTAGGGGCGGCGGACAGCGGCCTTCTGGGCGGTGGCCAGGGTGCCGGAGATTGACCGCATAGGGCTACGGTCCGGGGTCGGTGTTCTGGGTGGGTGTGGGCTCGGCGGGGGCGTAGAGGCGCTTGTGGCGGATGCCGCGACGGGGGGCGACGCGCTCCTCGTAGCGGGCGCGGAAGTGGGCGGCGAGGCGGCGCCAGTCGGCGATGGAGCCGGGGCCGCCGGTGGGCAGGGTGTTGGTGGTGTCGGCGGCCTGCTGGTCGCAGGCGCGGGCGGCGGCGGCGTGGACCAGGGCGTCGTCGTAGTCCTCGGGTAGGGTGTCGGTGCCGTTGATGCTGTGGAGGCTCTGCCAGTAGATGGTGCAGTTGGAGCCGTCGGGGACGGCGACGCTGCCGATGCGGAGGGTGTCGGCCCATTCGGAGAAGTCCACGAAGGACCTGGGGTCGTTGCCGGTGGGCCATTCGACGGCGATGATGCGGACGCGCTCTGTGAGGGTCGTCAGGGCCACGTTGCGGCTGGCGGGGGTGGTGGCGATGGTGGTGGTGCGCTCGCGGGGGATGCGGTGTGAGAGGTCGCGGAGGGCGTCCTGGATGTGCTGGTCCAGCTCGCCGGTGGTCCAGACGGCGGCGGCGGCGTCGTCAAGGACGGTCTGGAGGCGGCCTCTGATCGTGGCGAGGGTGGTCGGCACCTAGCCGCGCTCCTCTAGGTGGACCGGGCGATGGTTTTCTTGGGGCGTGGGCCGCGTGGCGGCGGCGGTGGCGGTGTGGGTGCGGGGATCACGAGCTTGCGGCCGCAGTTGCTGCAGCTCTGGTCGTCCTGCTCCAGGATGACCTTGGCCTGGCAGCGGGGGCACCAGATGCCCGCCACGGTTAGTTCGTCCAGTCGCCGGAGGAGATGCCGTCGATGCGGGCTACGGCCTGGCTGGCCTTGACGCAGAGGGCGGTGTAGGCCTTGAGGCGGGTGCGTCTGGCGTCCTGGGTCTCCAGGGCGCCGACCTCCTCGACCTGGATGATCCGCTCCAGGTCGTCCTGGGCGTTGGGGTCGTCGGCGGAGATCCCGAAGAGGCCGTCTTCGGCGAGGCGGCAGGCGAAGATGCTGGAGGCGGTGCTGCCGGTCTTGGCCGAGAAGGCGCCGCCGGATATCGCTTCGGTGTCGACGATGAAGTCGCAGGGCAGGATAGGTACTTCGTTGAATGTCTGGACCTGGCGGTCGATGCCGGCGATGTTCGTTAGGGCGAGGTCCCAGCCCTGGGACACGGCGAGCTTCTGGATGCCGCGCCGGGTGCGGCGGCTCATGATGAGGACGGTCGGGCGGGGGCGGACCAGGTCGACTAGCTCGCGTAGGAGGGTGAAGGTGCCGACGCCGGGCACGGTGGTGGCGCCGGCGTGTAGCTGCTGGGCCGTTACGTCGTCGGAGATGATCTCGTGCAGCCCGTCGAACTGGGCGGCGGCGGCGTCGATGCTGCCGTAGATGGCGGCGTCTCCCCAGGTGTCGGCGAAGTTGCGGGCCTTGATGGCGAGCAGCTCGGCGCGCAGGTCCTGGTCTTTGGAGCGGGTGACGCGGAGGAAGTTGTCGATGTCGGCGTCGCCGATGAGGATTTTAAGGGCGGTGGTGATGAGGCTGGTTGTAGGGACGCCCTCGATGACGGTGCCACCGGCGGCGATGAAGGTGGGGGCGCTGGCGGCGAGCTCGCGCTGGTACTGGAGGGCGTTTCCCCTGATGGGGGTGAACGGCAGGAGGCCGAGGAGGGGGTTCTGGTCCATGGTGATCTCGGCGACGCCGACGAGGACCTGGTTGGTGCTATACTTGTCGGCTTCGGCGAGGGTCAGGGCCATTGGTTAGCTCCTCTGGGCGAGGCCGAACTTGATGCGGTCGATACCCTTGATGCCGTCGGGTGCGGCGGCCTGGCGGGTGGTGCCGCCGGTTAGCGCGGTCTGGACGACGGCGGCCGCGGTGGCGGCGTTGGCGGCGCCGTTCCTGTCGGCTTCGGCCTGCTGGCGGATGTGGTCGGCGACCGCCCTAGCGGTGGTGACGCTGGTTTGGATTGCGGCGAGGTCCTCGCCGGCGAAGGCGGCGTCTGGGAGGTCGGGGTTGGCGGTGTGGAGGGCGGCGACCTCCAGCTCGAGGTTGCGGGCCTGGGCCTGCGTGAGCTGTTCCTGGAGGGCTGTGGCGTCGGCCTGCTGCTGCCGGGCGGCGGCGATGGTGGGGGCGGCCTCTTCGGGGGTGGTGTTGCCGTCGGCGTCTGGCATTTCGATAAAGAGCTTAAGCGGGTTAGTTGCGGGCTGTCAAGGGGCGTGTGTGAGGGCCTGCCATATGGCCTGCCAGGTTCCGACGGGTGCGGGCTTGCTGAGCCAGGCCGCTGGGGCTGCGGGTCCGGCCGGGATGAGGAAGGGGGCGACGATGGCGGCGCCGTAGAGGAAGAGGAAGGCCGGACCGGCCGTAGTGTGTGCGCCCTGTCAGGTGCCGGTGATGGGGACGGGGGACCAGGCGCCTGTGGGCTGGCAGGCGTGGAGGGGGTTGAGGGGATTGATGCCCTTGCAGCCGAGGGGGGCGCAGGGCGAGGATTGGGCGGTGAGGCCGAGGGTGGCGAGCAGGTGGGCGGTGTTATGCACGGGCTGGAGGTTCGGCGGGTAGGCTGGTGGGTTGTAGGGACTGGGCGAGGGCGCCGAGGCGTTGGGCTTCTTCGATGACGCGGCTGAGCTCGGTCTCGGGGTCGGGGTCGCCGAGGTTGGCGAGGGCGGTCTGGCGGCTGCGGATGCCGGCGCCCACCAGGGCGACCTCGCGGCCGGCGTCGAGCGCCTGGTCGGGCGGGGTGATTGTGGCCCAGTCGGCGGTGAGGCCGGCGATGGAGTTTGTGAACTGTGTGCCGCCGAAGAGGTCCGACAGGCGCAGGGCGAGCGCCGCGCGGAGGCGGTAGGCGTCGCTGCGGATGATGCGCTTGCGCTCGACCTTCTGGAGAAGGGGTTGCATCTCGACCTGGAGGGCGACGCCTGATAGGTCGCGGTCGGTGCCGCCGAAGGCGGTGCGGGGCGTCTCGCTGAGGTCGTGGAGGGCGCGCAGGAGGTGGTCGGTGTAGTCCAGGTGGAGCCTGAGGCCGCCGCCCTGCAGGAGGTCGAGGAGGTAGGCTTTGGCGTGCTCCGGGAGCTCCCAGACGGCGCCCGGCTGGGCGACGATATCGGTGGTGTCGTCTACGTTCTCCAGGACGGTGATGGGGAAGCCGGAAAGCTCCATGATGTTGCTGATGCGGGTCATCTGGCGGTTGAACTCCTGAGCGATCTCCTTGAGGGGGAGGACGTCGGACTCGCCCCACCAGCGCTTAGGGACTTGGGCGTTCGGGTAGATGACGAAGGGGATTAGGGCGTAGGGGTTGGGCTGGCTGATGGTGGGTGCCGGGCCGCCGTCTATCCAGATGTCCAGGGCGGCGTCGGTCCAGTCCTCGACCACCTCGGCGGTCTTGTCGCGTGGGGCGATGCCCCACAGGGTGATTACGTCCTCGCGGGGGAGGGTGTATCTGTGGGCGACGCGGGTGTAGCGAGTGGGGTCGGTGGGGTGGGGCCAGGGGAAGAGGCCCCGCATGTCGGGGGCGGTGACGGCGACGCGGTGCTCGGCGGGGTCCCAGGTGACTTTGTAGGCGGCGTCGCCGAGTACGGCGGCGTCGACCTCGGTGACGAGGTCCAGGCGGGCCAGGCCGTTGTCGGTGGCGAGGTCGGCCAGGTACTGCTCGACCGCGGCGGCGGCGGCGATGTCTTCCGTGCTGTCCGATCGGGGGATTGCGTTGAGGGTGGCGCCCTTCATAACGTAGGTGGAGGTCTTGCTGACGATGGTCTTGACGTAGTTGAGGGTGAGTCGCCGGGCGCTGCGGGTGCGGGGGTCGGCGGCCGGCCACTGTTTGCCCTCGTAGAAGGCGAGGGCGTCGGTGTATTGGGCTAGGCGGTCCTTGTCGCGGTTCTTGAGGAGCTGGGGTAGCGGCGGCGTTGGTGGCATCTCTCAGGGGATTCTACCACGGGCGTGGCGTGGGGTGGCTTTGGTGGCCGCCTCGACCGCCAGGGCGGCGGCGGCGACGTAGTCGTCGTGCCCCTGGGACGGGTCGACGTGCCAGCGGACGGTGCGGTTGGGGCGGTACTCCGCCCGGCAGAGGCGGAGCTGGCGGCCCGCCTCGTTGTGCTCGGCGCTGCCGTCGGCCTTCCAGAGCTTGAGGGCGCCGGTGTTGGCGGCGGCCTGGAGCTGGTAGCCGAGGTGGGACTTGCTCTGCTCGGTGAACTTGTAACCTGTCACCTTGTGGTCGCCGAGGGAGCGGGCCAGGAGGATGGCCATGGCCTCGCCGGCGGCGGTGGCGTCCACGGCGACGTGGGTGATCCGCCAGACCTCGGTTAGCAGGCGGTGTAGGTGGGCGTAGAGGGCGTCGTGGCCGGTGCCCTGCCAGGTGTAGATGGCGACGGTCTCGGAGAGCGGTAGCTGGTGTTTGGGGCCGGGCGTGACGCGGCTGATCCACAACACGTTGTGGTCGCGGTCGCGGGGGCTGAGAGGGTCGGTCGCCTCCCCGGCCACGTCGAAGCCGGCGGCGTAGGTCTCGCCGGGCTTTGGGAAATGGCGGCGGTCGTGGCTGCCCTGGATGTTGGCGAGCTGGGCGGGCGACAGCAGGCGTCCGGTGCCGGGTAGCGGCGTGAGGTCGTACTGGCTGGTGAAGAGGGGGTGGGTGGGTCCCAGGCGGAGGCGCTCGGCGGCGACGTAGCGGGCGTAGGCGGGGACGTGC